TAAAATAATATCTTTCCCTAAAAAACCAATAGAAAATAAATTAACTAAACAATTATTTAGTTTTGATGTTTCTTCTCTAGGTGCTAAAAACTTTTTATTTGAATCATATGAATATATTTATAATATTATTAAACATCAACCTGTTTCTAATTTTTATGAAGATAATACTTTTTCAACTGGGATTAAATTATTTGTTGATTTTGATGATAAAATTATTTTTAATACTGAACTTGAAAGAGATAAATACGCTGATAAAATTATTGATACTATTATTACACAAATAAATAATAAACTATATGAATTATTTAATATTACTAATCCATCTATCATTATCTTAATGTCTGATACATTATTAAAAATGTCATTACATTTTGTTTATCCTGATATTATCTTTAACAATATTTATGAAATAAAATATTTTATGAATGATGTTAAACTTATTGACCAAAGTGTTTATAAGATTGGATGTTTTAGAATGATGTATTGTTCTAAAATGGGTAAAAATAATAAATTAATTTATTATACTTCTTTAAACTATAATAAACCTAATATTGATTATGAATTATTTTTAGATGCATGTATATGTAATACAATAAATAAACAACAACTAAAAATAGAAATACCTATAATTATAAAAACACATGATAACAAAATAATTAAAATACCAACCCAAAAAATTATAAAACATAATAATAAACTAATTGAAAGAAACTATATTTATAATAATATTGATTTTAAAATAATTAAATCAACACTTGATAAATTAAAATCACTATCAAATAATTATAATGAATGGTTAATTATTAGTTTTTGTTTAAAGGATTTATATTTAAGTTCAACGAAAGAAGAACAAAAAATAATATTTAAATTATTTGATGACTTTTCAAAAAAATCAGATAAATATAATAAAATTGAAAATAAAAATATTTTCCTAAATTTAGAACCAAAAATAGATATAAATTATTTATTCAAAATGGTAAATGAACCATATTATATTTTACCTTTTTATAATTATCAAGAAATTATATTTAATCCAAATAATCATAATAATATAATAACTAAAAATGAAAAATATATTGATATAGATATAGATGTATTATTAAAAAATAAATACATATTTTTAAAATCACCAACAGGGACAGGAAAGACAACATTTTTAAAAAAAATAATTAAAAAATGTAATATAAATAATATTATATCTATTACATCAAGAACAAATTTAGCAGGAGAACATATGAAAGAATTAAATCTAAAATTTTATTTACATTTAAAACCAGATGAATATTATAATTGTGATAGATTAGTTATTCAATTAGAAAGTTTAAAAAAATGTAATTATAAATTATTTAAAAATGGTATTATTATTTTAGATGAAATTAATTCTTTATTATCACATTTAAGATCACCTACTTTAATAAATAGAAGAAAAGAAACTTATTTATATTTAGTTGAACTTATTAAAAATGCTAAACATGTTATTTGTTTAGATGCTGATTTATCTGATTGGAACATTAAATTTTTACAAGAAATTAAAGAAAGTGATTATATTATTTATTATAATACTAACAAAAATAAATTAGGCACTGAAACAATATTATATAAATGTCCTCAAACCATGATAGACATAATGGAGAAACAAATAAAAAAAAAGAAATATTTTGTTAGTTGTTATGATAGTTTAAAACAAATGAATAAAATAATAGATCATTTATCACAATTTGGAAATAAAGATGAATGGTTAATATATTCATCAGAAGTTGATTATAATTTAATAGATACAAAACTATGGATTAACAAATTTATATTTTTCACCCCCTCAATATTATACGGCTTTCAAAATATTTATTATATTGTTCATCATTTATAAAATCTTTCCATTTATTATAATAATCTTCTTTTTTCATTATATTTGATTGATTATTATAATTAGTTTTCTGAGAATGTATCCAACCGCCTAACTTTTTAGTTTCAATATTTTTATCATTACGAGATGGTTTTTTATTATTTTTATCAATATAATTTTTAACATCATTTAATTTACTAATCCATTTTAATTCATTAATATTTGGTAATTTTGGTTTATTCTTCTTTTTTTCCTTCCAATTTTCTTTCCTCCTTTCTGAAATTATTTCTTTATTTGTTTCATAATGTTTTTTATTTCTTTCAATTATTTTTTCTTTATTAGTTTCATAATAATTATTATAATGTTCTTTATTTTTCTCATAATGTTTTTTATGATATTCGCTTATTTTTTCTTTATTATTTATATAATATTCATGTTTTTTTGCATTTAATTTATCTTTATTTTTTATGTGATATTTTACACCATATTCATGTTTTTTATCTTTATTTAATTTATAATGTTCTTTTTGATAAATACTATTTTTTTCTGCATTTTTTTTTCTTTTTTCAATTAATCTTTCTTTATTTATATTTACATACTCTTTATTATAATTAATAATTTCTTCCTTATGTTTTTCATAATAATCTTTACAATATTCTTTATTAGTTCTACCTTCTATTCTTTTATTCACACAATTTATATTATTTCTTATTTCTAAACCTTCAATTTTTAATAATTCTTCTTTTGAATTACATGGACATTCTTTTAATAGTTCAATATAATAATCATTATATTTAAGTATTTCAAATGAAGTTACAAATATTTTATTTGTTTCTAACCATTTTTTATATTTCATTATATGATCAGATAATCTTTTACATAATGGTTGTGTTGTTGAACCTATATAAAAATTATTCGTTTGATTTGAACGAATTGTATATAATTTTCCATTTGTATAATCTGGCATTTATAATAATATATATTATTTATTCTTTAAATATTGTATTTTTAAGAATATCTATTTAATTTTACGGTTTTTAATTATAAAATAGTTGATGTTTTTTCATTTGTTTATAAAAATCATTTAAATCCATTACAAATATATCAAATGATTTCAAGAGCAAGACAACAAAATAAAGTTCATATATATTGTAATGAAAAAGAAACATATATTAAATATAAAAGTATTGATGATATTATATTAGAAACAGAATTATATGAAAAAAATTTTGGTATATTATTACCTTTATACAATAATTATATAGATATAGATGATAAACCATATAGAACTATGTATTATAATTTTAGATTTATGGATGCAATATTAAAAACAAATATTAAAGGATACTTAATAGATATTTTAATTGGAAAAGGATATAATATTACATATAATGAAATATATAAAAAAGAAACATTAAATAAGTTAGAAATAACACAGAAAAATATAAAAGAAAAAATAGTAAAATTATTATATTTGAATAAAGATAATTTAACAGAATTTGAAAGATCATTAGTATCAGATGATAAAATATTAGAGAAACATTTTAATTTAAGATTATTATTAAAAAACAAAATAGATGAAAGATTAGTAATATCTATAACAGAGAATTTATTTATAGAGACAATCAAGAGTAAATATACAAAGATTAAAATATGTAAAGAGATTATGAAATTATTAATGATAGAAGACATACAAAAATTAAATAAAGAACTAACAAAGAATTTTAATAATATAATAGATGACGAATGGATTAAAGATAATATAAATATAATAAAGAAGACATTTGATATAAGAACAAAGAAGTATAATGATTTTACATATTATAATATTTATTTATTACTGATAACAATATTAAAGAATTTATTTGATATAAAATTATTTATAAGAAAAGAAACACAAATAAATAAAGTAAAACATATATATTATGTTTTAGATGAAAATGTTTTATTAGAACATAGAACAATAATTAATAAATTAAATAATAGTGATATGTTTGTAGATTTTATTTAATTCATAAAATTATAATAAAAAATAAATTTATTTTTTATTATAAAATAAGTTCAATATTTAAGATTTTTTAACTATTGATTTTTTCTTTTTAACTTCTATAATAGGTTCATTAACTAATTCATCAGTTTCTTTTGATGGTTTTTTAATTACTTTTTTCTTTTTAACTTTAATAATAGATTCATCAATTAATTCATGATTATCTTCTTTATTTGATTTTTTTATTGTTTTTTTCTTTTTAACTTCTATAATTGGAATATCATCTGATAAATTTTCATTATCTTCATCTGATGAATTTTTAATAATTTCTTTATCATTTAAATAATTTTTATCAAATAATTTTATTTCATCTTGTGTTAATCCAATTAATTTATAAAATTGTTTTTCATCAATATCTTCTATTCCTAATTTACGAATATCTGGTAAATAAGTATAAACCTCTTTTTCTAAAAAGTCTTGTCTATATTTTGTAAAATGACTAATAATATCGCTAATTTTAAATTTAAGCATTTTTTGTATTAATTCTAAATTATCACCAATAATATAAGTTTTATCGCTACCTGTTAATCCTAGTTTTCCCTCGTCAATAAATGCACCTGCAAAACTTGATTTATTTGCTATTATTAATTTTCTTTTATCCATATCTGGATGTTTTTCTGTTATTTTCTTTACCATTAAACCTTCCTTAATTGTATATGTATCAATTGCTAACATATCTTCTAATTTATATTTTGATGGTATTTTTGTTTTTACCCCTGTTGATTTTACTGTTTTATTACTAAATTCTAATTTTAAATTTTTAGTTTCTATAAAATTTATTAATTTATTAAATATGCTATGATATGCCAATGGTATTGAATAATCTTTATTTAAATATTCATTAGATGTTGTTATTAATTTTTTACTTTGTATTTCACTAATAATTTCAGTTTTATTTTTCTCAATATTTAATTTATTTTGTAATACAAATAATGAAATTGGTATTTTTCCATTAATAGTTGCTAAACTTTTTATATTATCCCATAATTTCATCCAAATAATATGTTTCTCTAACATTATAATGTGTAATGAATGTGATTTTTTCAACCAACTTAATGGATTTATATATGCTAAATATCCATCTGGTTTTAACCATTTAAATGCTTTCTCTATAAATTTTGTCCAAATTGTTTCATTCTTTTCCCCTAATTGTTTTCCAGTATGAGAACGAATACCGCCTCTATTATATGGTGGATTTCCTAATATTACATCAAATTGTTTAACTTTAAATATTTCAAATGGTTTAAATTCTAATGTATCTCCTTCATATAAATTTAGTTTATATTCATTATTTATATCAAATATCTGATTACATACTAAAACATTTTTTTTATTTAATTCACACATATATAACATATTTTCCAAAATATGTTTTTTTCTCATTTTTAAATCTGTAATTTCATCTTTTAATCCTTCCATTAATCTTAAATATACTGCTATTGGAAAATTACCCATTCCTGTAGCTGGATCTAACCATTTAAGATTTTTATTTTTCCATGTTTCTTTTGGTAATTTATCTAACATTTCATTTACTAAAATCATCGGTGTAAATACTTCACCATTTTGTTGTTTTTCAACTTCTTTAGGTTTTAAACAATCATTTATTAATTCTAATAATTCTTTTGGATTATCTATTAAACTTTGTAATGACATCTTAAATTGAACTGATATATTATATGTGTTAGAATTTTTATCAAAATATTTATTTACTATATCTTTTATAAGTTCTATTAAATCTTTCTTATTCCACCATATTAAACATTGATCGTCAAATGTTTCTAATAATTCGGGATTTTCTTTTATATCATTTAACATCTTTACAAAATCCATGTTTGAATTTTTTATTGTTAATATACATGTTAATGGTATAACATATGGTAAAACATCTTTTGTAAATGATATTTGTGTTTCTATTTGTTCTTCATCTGAATTTTCTTCATTATCAGATTGTTGAATATCATCTGTATCACTATCATTTTTAACTTTTTCTTTACCTGTAGGTAATTCTTGTATTTCATCATCCTCGTCTTTTACAATTATATCTAAACCTACTTTATCATCTTTTAAATTCTTTGTAAATGTTTTATTTATTAATTTTTGTGTTGAATTATCAAACTCTTCATAATCATTATCTAATTTTCTTAAAAGTGCTCTAAAACTATTTATTGGATCTTCTTTCCAATAATCCATTAATTTTTTAACTAATATATCAGAGTTTATTTTTTTATTTAACATCATATCAACATCAATATTTATTAGACGATTATGAATTAAATATTTCATTTTATCATCAATACTTTTTTCATTCTTATAAACTGTATAGTTTATACATGTATTTAATACTCTACTAATATTTAAATCTACAACAAAACCAATTTTTTTATTATCTCCTTCAGTCATACATCTATACATTTGTTGTAAAACCTTATCTGAAGATAACGCATTATTCATAAGAATCACTAAATCACATAAATTTAATGTAATTCCTAATGTAAGCATATTACCAGCTAGAAGAATTAAACCTAATTTACCTTCTGCTTTTGCTATAATTTCTTTTTTATTAATTTCATCTTTAATATCTTTTGGTAATTTATCTTTTTTATCTTTATTATTAGAACGATTTATACAAAGAACATCATATTTTTTAAGAATATTATCATCAAACATTAATTTTTTAAGACATTCAGATATTTCATTAATATTATCAGAAGGTAAAAACCAAATTTGAGTAAATGGTAATCTTGTTTCTTTTTCAGAACAAACATTATTTATCCTTGGAAATATAGTTTTTTCACCATCTTCTTCTTTATTAGAACCAGATATATATCTTAAGATTGTTTTAACTTCATTTTCAAAACTAAATTTTGTTTTTGCTTTATTTAATCCAAATAAAGTATCAAAACAAAAACCCATTTTATTTTCTTTATTTAATTTTTCTTTTATAATTTCATATCTTTGTTGGTCAAATAAATTAGTTATCAAATGTAAATCAGGCATTTTTTCATACGGTTTAAAAATATCATCTATTTTTAAACCTAAATTTGTATAATATTTAATAGTTTTTGTAATATATTCATTACCATGTTTTTCTTTTAATATGGATAGATTATTATTATCTACTAATATAGATTTACATATTTGCTCATCTTCGATATCCCAAAACATTTGACATTCTTGTATTATATTCCATTCTTTTAATGGTTTTGCATAAGTAGCAGTTAAATATATTTTAATTGTATTTTTTGTAGAATATGATTGTAAAATTTCTTTTGATAAATCTGTTGTGCCTGAAAAATGATTTTCATCAAAACCAATTATATCTAATTTTAAATTTTTAATTATTGAAATTGTTTTTTCATTTATATATTTTTGTAATAATTGTTTAGACATAACAAAAATATTATTTTCACTTGTTTCAATACTATTTATCATTTTAGAACCTTCAATATGATGAATTTTAAATTTATCAAAATCTTTAAATTTATTAAATAAGTCATTTGTAAATTGTGGTGCTGTTTCTGTTGGTGCTGGTGTAATGATTAATACATTTAATTTTTTCTTAATATTTAATTGTTTAATAATAATACCACCAATCATATAAGTTTTACCACTACGACATTTACAACCCCAAAGAAAAGATTTATTACCTTCTGTTATTAAATTAGATGTTTTTTGTGTAATTAATTCTTGATGAAATCGTAAAATTAAATTTTCTTTAGTGGTTAAATATATTTCATTCCAATCTTCATTTTTATTTTTAATTATGTCTTGTTTGAATGCTAGAAAAAATTTATTTAAATCATTAGTATCTAAAATATTGTTTTCATTCATATGTTCAGTAATATATTCACTTGATGCATTAGCATTTTTAACTTTATCTAATACTTTCTTCTTATTCGGAACAACTAAATATATTTTATAATTTTTATAGATATGTTTATTTTTTGTAGCCATTGCTATAATATTTTGAATATCATAATAATTTACAGATTTCTGTTTAGTAATATCTTCTGTTGATTTAGGATATTTAGAACTAATAAAAATAAAAGTATCATCATTTTTATTTTGTAATGTTATATCAGAGCATCCACCAGAATTACCACTTAAAACTTTTTCCTCTGTATATTTATTAATATTTTCTAAAATTTTAAGTTTTCCATTATTAGAATTACCAATTAAATGATTAAAATTACTATTAGTAAAAATATCACAAAATCCAAATTTAATAACAATATCAAACAATCTTTCAAAAATAAAACCTTTTTCAGATTGTGTTTTACATGTTTCTAAAATATCATCTATATTATTAAAAGTTATAATATAATCAATAAAGCTTTTAATATTTGTAAAATTCATTTCTTTATTATAATTTGACATATTATATATATTATAATTTAATATCTAAATCTATTTATATCAATTTTTTATATAAATATAATTATATGCCTACACAACACACGGAAGATTATAAATTATCTGCTGTTAAATATTATTTAAAAAATAATAAAAATATGCGTGAAACTTGTGAAATATTTGATTGTAAATTTCAATCATTAGCAAGATGGATTAATAGATATGAAGAACAAGAAAATATTAAAAGAAAAATAAGACGAAATAAAAAATTAAAAATAACACCTGAAATTGAAGAATATGTTAAAACATGTATAAAAAAAAATTCTACTATTACTTTATGGGAAATTTCTGATTTAGTTGAAATTAAATTTGATGTTAGTTTAAGTGATATGTCAATATATTCTATTTTAAAAGATTTGAAAATA